AATTCTAATTTCTTACCGTTTTCCATCATAAGATTTCTTTATGAAAAACTGTTATAAATTTAATGGGTTCCTGGTGAATAATGCTGGAAGATATAGAGCCAAATTAAGGGAGGGGTACAGCGAAGCGGCGGGGAACCGTATGGTTCCCTGAGTAGGTTCCCTGAAAATTGAAAGGCTTTTTTCAATTTTTATGATTGATAAAATCCCCCCCTCCCACAAAGTCATCAAGATGTCTTCTCCCGTTTCTTCTATTCCGGTTGTGCCTGTCGATTTGTCGCGGCCTCAGCTTTCACGTACCATGTCCTCGATGCCTCCACCATCGGAATCTATCATGAATACTCCCCCCTCCATTTCACGTACCATGTCCTCGATGCCACCGCCCCTTGCACGCACCATGTCCTCGATGCCACCGCCCCTTGCACGCACCACGTCCTCGATGCCTACTCCAGTGGATCCTTCTTGGTCTTGGCTTTCTCCGTCGGAGGATTCTTCCAGGAAGGACGCAAGGATTGCCGAGTTGGAGGCCGAGTTGGCGAAGAAGGATGCACGAATTGCCGAGGTGGATAGCCTGAAGGGAGCATGGGACCAGCTCATGTCGATTTACAAGGAAATGGACGATAAGTGGGCAAAGGTGCTTGTCGATTATGGAAATGATCGTCAAGCAATCGATGCTTCGGGAATCTTGGATGCTCCCGACATGGCGCGCTTCAACTACGAAGAGGAGTATGATTGCATCCATCTGGTATACGATCGAATCCCTGTGGCATTCCGTGGACTTTAGTGAGGGCTTCTCATTCCCGATACATATGAACGTAGAGTAGTTTAGTTTTGTCCTTAATATAGTAAAAAAAGAAAGGATAATCCCTTTTTTTTATTATTTGCACATTATCAAATAATAAAATACATTTAATTTTGACATAGACAAGAAAAGTTCGTTTATTCAAATTATTAAAGGATAAGGAGGGGTTCGGGGAACCTACGGTTCCCTGAGCTAGTTAAACTTAACAATAATCTTAACATCTTCTTTTTTAATACACTTACAAGCAGATACTGACAACTCCTCACGCTTCTTTCTAGTCTTACCATTATCACCGACCTCCGACTGATTATCCAAAGAATGCTTACGCTTCGAAGTACTATTGCGGAGATTCATATCACTCTCAATCGCCTCATAATGATTCTCAATATAATCTACGATCTTATTCTCCAAAGCCCATTTAAAAAAATTGAGCTGACCGATTGTGGTCTCCATGCAGTTCTGATCATCATAAGGAATACTAATACGTTCCCATCTACAAAAAGGATCGAATCTACGTTTCGCGTAAGCCTTTAACTTTAACTTATAATCGTTATAGACCTTGAATCTGGATGCCTCGGATGGATTATTTGGTGCGGCGAGCTCATAGATCGTATAATACTTTTTCGCATAATTCGTGACAAACCAATCTACGATTCTGAGAGAAATCTTGGATTCACCATTGATAATATTCATCATTTTATAGAGATTACCATGATCCTTATAAAATTCCATCAGATTTTTCATAAGAAGATCATTTTGTGTATTTAGATGTGTTGAACTATAAGAAGTCGACATTTATTTTATTAATATTGCGGCCGTTTTGTTTATGCAGTTTTCATTAGAAAATATATTTTGTTATTAGTAAAAACCTAAATAGGGCGATATATTATATATGATTTGTTAGACTAATTAATACTTTAACGAAGAGGAATACTATACCTATGTTTAAATACATCATGTGGATCATATTTTGCTTTTAGTTCAATAAGCTTATTGAAATTTTCCTCTCCCCAAAACGTATTCCCCCAATCGGGTTCATCAATCGATGAATGATTAATATAAGTAGAATTATCACCAATTGTCTCTCTTAATTTACGGACAGCATTCTTTATCCGAATACTAGATTTTTCCGCACCCGCCATAATATACGCCTTAAGTTTTTTCTGTTTATTCACATAGCTTTCATTTTCTAATTCAGCAATTTTTTGGCTCCAATCATGAAAGATGAGTGCATGATTCTCATATTTAAATTTTATTTTTAATAATTCTTCATATGGCTGATCAATCATGGGCATGAAATCTTTCAAATATGATCGAATATAGACTAGCCCGATGGCTTCTCTTACTTTCGGATTAACAGCAGAAGTCTTATTAATATTAATTATTGTTTCATCGGCTCCATATAATCCCTTCGATGTCTCTAACTGAACCATATTCGTATGTTCCAATATATCCCAAAACTTATTACTACATTCCTCTACATTTTCAATATCACTTATAAGAAGATACCTAGAGCCGAACGCGACGATAAAATCATTATATGATTCATATTCCCACCATCTATGTCGACTTTCAGTGAATTTTTTGTTCTTCTCATGTAGGTTAGAATTTGGTTGAGCACTCAAAATTGCATCATAGGTAGGATCATATAAAAGATCACCAGTATATTTTGAAATATCCGTATTCTCTTGTAGTTTTATTATAATGTTTATCTTGGCGAGCTCTTCAATAAAAGGTAAAACGTAGTCGCGTTTTATATCTTCGAATTCTATGTTTGCATAACTTATATAAATATCAATACGCCGTTTAAATATTTGAAATGTGCCAGCAAAATGTTTATCAGTTAATATTTTACTCTTTAATAACACAGCGAATGCTTTTTTAAATAGCGTCTCGTCTTCATTAGGTATATTGATTTTGGCGAAGAAATCCCCGAATGATGTTAAAGCATCTAATAGTCGATATGAGACATTCGAAACTATGCCAAAATTACATGCCCCACCTCCTCTGAATGCAAAAAACAAATCCGGATGATTACAATTACTTATATGATATATTTTACCATCCGCCAAGACGACTTCCATAGATAATACATTATCGATTCCCATACCAAATAATTTTGTAAATGAACTAAACCCTCCGTCTATTATCCATCCTCCAGCGGCTCCTACTGTATTACTTGCACCTTTCATTGCCCAAACATCGATTCTATTTTCAGACTGAGTGTTTTTATTTTTATTCATATAGTCAAATACTTTCCACCACTGAACACCCGCATCAACATTACAATATCCTTTATTATATTCTAACTGAGCATCACATTCTTTTTTAAATTCGGTCCCGAAATCAACGGCCTTTTTAATACCATCTTCGTCGATAATATATTTATCACTTTTCCAGACTACTTTATTCATATTATGCGTGAAAATGACTAACATATTATCATCCGGAAAAGATCTCCCAATATAATCATGCCCAGTATTCTTTACTATAATTTTTTTATTCAGTTTAGTTCCGTATTTTATAGCTCTGGATATTTGGTCAGAATTATGTACGGTAATATATTCTACCCCACTCGGCTTTTTTAACCCCCATCCATTAAAATATCCATTACTTGTATATCCATTAATTTTATCAGATAAAAAATACGGGTTATCAGCAGCGCTCTTCAATTCTCTAAAGCATTCATCAGCATGGACGTCATTATTAAGTAAAGCACACTCTGGGAAAAGTGTGGGCCAATCATTTTTAATAAGAGCGCCTCCTTGAATATGGTGTTTTCTATAGGACCGTTTTCTCTTATTTTTCTTTGATTTTCTTTTTGAAATATTTCTCGACCTGTACATATATATATGTGTATAAAAATATATTATTCGTTTACGCCATTCTGTGTTTTCAATAACGAATGCAAATAAGAGAAGTATAGTGTTATTAATATCAGACATAAGTCTGACATTAATTATTTACAAATACACAATATAAAATATATATGTAGTACGTTTAATTGGAGTACGCGACACCAGCCATACCACTCATGACACGGAGAACGTTGTAGTTCACGGCGTACACACGGACCTTGGCAGTGGCGGTACCGGCGACCGTGCCGGATGAGAGCACGAGCTGGAGGACGGCATTGTCAATGCGAGAGAAGTTGCATGAGCCAGAGGGCTGGTGCTCCTCAGGGCGGAGGGCGAAGGAGTACACGTTGATGCCCGTATCGGGGGCACGGGTGTGGTGCTGGTAGGGCTGGACAACATCGAAGTAGCTGCCCTCACGCTCAGAGAAACGGTCCTGGCCGTTAAGCTGGAGCTTGGCAGTCACCACGGGGTTCTCACCCCAACAGTGCATGTCAAGGGCAGTCTCGGCGAGCACGAAGGTGCCGGCATCAGAGACGTATGAGCCAGAGGCAGGCACGTTGTCGAAGGCAGGGTACATACCGTTGCCCCACTCAGCGCCTGTGGTAAGACCAGGGTTGTTATCAGTAGCACCGGGCATCTGGAAAAGGCCACCAGTGGTAATGAAGGCGTTGCTACCGGAGGTCTCGGCGGGGCCACCGAAAGCATGGACGGCGTTGGGGAGGGCGTCAATGGCATCCGTGTAGTTGAAGGGCTGGGCACCGAGGGTCTTGTAGAGGGTCTGGCCACCCTCTAAGGATGAGCAGTAATCGACGTTGGCGTCGGGCTGGACAACCCAGATGAGCTCCTTGCAAGGGTGGTTGAAGTT